CTGCACAGGATTTGACCCTGTGTGGTGGCAGTTCTTGTTACTATTTCTGAAAAGAAGTCATCCGGTGGCTGTTCATCAAACACCGCAAGGTCCAGTTTGAAACCCTGTAGTTGACGCACCTCTTGTGTGTAGTTGGCAAACAGCAGATAACTCTTGCCACCTGATGTGTGCCGGATCTCTATGCCAATGGCGTTGGCACCATCACCACGCATGGTGTCCTGTATGATACAGTCACGGGGAATGGCTCCTGTGCCTAGGGCATCACGCAGTTTGATGTCAGGTGAGCCCAGCAGTTCTTGTTGTAGCACCAGAGCAACTTGGCTCCATCCTTCACCAGCCACCATACAAGTAATGGGCTTGCGGAACCTGTGTCCCTGCCACCAAGACGGATACTGTCCTGTGAGATGCATGGCTGTTTCGTAGCAGGTGCTCACTGTCTTGCCAATTCGGTTGGCTGCCAGAATGCCTCTGCGATCACTGGTTGTGACAAAGAACTCTTTCTGATGTTCAAATGGTCTGAAGTATCGCAGTTGATTGTACACCATGTCATCCGCTGTGGCAATGGCCAAGTCTCTAAACCGTTCCTGTGTCACATGATCAAACTGTGCAAGACTGTCTGGCGTGAGACTGTGTTGATCACAAACTGATCTCACAGCCCTGCGCATCAACACGCCTGGGTCAAGCACAAGGCACCACCAGACTGGGTCCAATGCCCCGAACACTTGACCAATTATAACTTGCTGGCCAATGACTATTGATCAATCGAGTTTTCATTAGTTTGCCAGTGTCAGTCAATCGAATGCCAGGATATGAATTGGCAATGCGTTGCTTGGCTGCGGCATAACGCTCACGGCGTTGCTGTTGATTGGAAAATATGGTGCTGGCGAGTCCTATGTTCTTCATCACAAGATTCATACAGGTTGCCACACGCTGATGATCCAGCAGTTGCTCAATGCACCAATCCATGTCTTCCAGCACATCTGTAGGATGGAACCAGTATTGTCCACCGGTGTTTCTATGAAACATCAAACAACCTATCCAATAGTTTCGCAAGAATACCCAGTTGTTCTTGACCACAGGATTGGTCAGAGTGATGTCCACTCTATGATGTATGTTGTTCATAACACCAAAACTGGTTATCTCTTGATCTATCCGATTCAACACAGCGTTGGGATCCTGCAAGAATTCTTGTGCCTGTCCTCGTGCAAGATCAAACACAATGTCATCATCAGCAATGCATATCCATTTGCGATCACTTGCATAGAATTCTTTAAGGATACGATTACGCCCTGCACCAGGAGGCAGATCCGTGTTGTCGTGATACACTGGTTCCCAGCCTTGCGATCGCCAGAATTGATCCACAACACTGGAGTCTCTGTGCTGTGTGGTCAAGATATCCACACGCATTATTCTGCCCGTTCAATGGGCCAGTTCACACGCACCTCTTCCAGATTGCGCAGGGCCAGGCAAAGACTCATGATGTCTTCGGGTGTGCCCAACCAGGTGTCAGGGTGTGTGAGTTCCACACCTGCAGGCTTGCTGAGAATGTGTTGCAGGCGTTCCATCACCAGTCGCATGGTGTGTTCCAGTTGTCCTGGCATGCGTTGCACAAAGGCTTCACGATTGGCAGCATTGACCTTTTGCAAGATCTTGGTTTCATCTGCTCTGCGTGATTCTACAGCGTTGTGAATCATACCATCTCTCAAGGTGTGGTCCATGGTCATTTTTCCAGGTCCCAAGGGTTGGCGGCTGCTCGTTGATCCAGGCTGATGAAGTCACGGTCAATGTAGCGCAACCACTGGTTTGTGGTGTTGTACTTCATGCTCTGCATCATGACTTTGAGTCTGCGACCCACTGGAGTCATTGAACCATCTTCACGCTGTACAATCTGTTCACCTGTGCGCGGATCTGTCCACTTGATGATCTCGGGTCTCATACGACCAAACTTGTCAATCTTTTCGCCGAATGGTTTAGGTTCAATAGGACCCAGCACTTCATAGGTGATGCAACCATTCTTGTACTTGCGGAATGTGCAATGCATTTTGACGCCACGGGCATGATACTCAGGATCCGAGTGTGGCACAAACGCTGTGAAGAATTCGTTCTGTAGATCTGCCATGTCGGGTATCTCTGGTGATCTTGGTGGCAGGATCTTGTGTGGTTCTTCAGGCACAAGGTCAGCTTTGTCCAGGTAAGGATTGCCTTCACCAATGTATTTGGGTTCCACTGGTGTGCCATTCAGCACATCCATGGCCACTTGGTATTTGAGTTTGTTGGCACGACCTTTGAGGCTCAGCACCACACCAGTCTGGTCAAACACAAAGCGTTCCAGTTCAGTGGCAGTGGGAAAGTCTGTTTGCAGGCCGTCAATGTCGTACTCAGGTGAGTCTGTGACAGGTGCCGCAGGCTCTGGTCGGATCTTTTCTTTTTTCTTGGGGGAGTTCTCTCGACCCATTGGGGCCGATTCTTGTGGGACAGTTTCCCAGATGTTTGCCTCGGGGGCAGGAGTGGCTTTGTTCATAACATATCCTTTCTAAACAAATCAAAAACTAGAGTAGACCCTGTGCCTACTCTAGTGGGTTGGTCTTTTAATAACCAGAGGTAGCGCCTAGTGCGCCTTTTCTTGCGGCACCAGACTTTTGTTTGCCTGCGTTGCCTTTGGTAGGTCCACGACCCACATTGGTCCGGGTATGTAGGCCTTCAGTGCTCTTGTCACGGAAGCCTTTCATGCCTGTTCCACGGCTGGCCACTGCGTCTGTTATCATGTTGGCCAGGTCTGATTTCTCTGAACCAGACTTGGCTTTCTCACTCATGAAGTCGGCTCGCTTGGTGCCTGTGCCGCCATTGCCTGTGGTTGGTCCACGCTTTTGGTTAATGCTCTTGGCCTGCATGTTTGCGGTTGATATTCTTGCCATGGTATTTTCTTTCTTAACGAGCGATCACGCCAGGTGTCACATACACATTGCCTGTGCCGGAATGGCCTGCGGCTGAAATGTATAAGGGTCCTGTGCGGTAATTGGAATCAATTGCCAACAAGGCATAGCCGTATGGTGGAATGATTGCGCCAATGCCATTGGCACCTGAAGTTGGTACACTTGCATTGGTATTGAGACTATCGAAACTGTAGTTCACTGCCACAATGTTGGCTGAGTCTTCGTTCACAACATACAACACATTGGGCATGCCATATTCAGCATTGCTCATTGTTATGCTTGTGTCTGTAGAGTCATCAGTGTAGTAAATTACTGCTGAAGGACCTTGAGGGAAGAATGGTATCATTGTTCAGTCCTTAGTATTGGCTCTTGGGGCCAAAGTTGAAGTTGGATTCGCCACGCTTGGTAGCTGGCGTCTTTGAAGGCTTCTCACTGTTGTAAGTGCCGCCTCCAGATTGACCCACGCGGATCTTGTCTGGGTTTGACGGTGACTTGGCCATCACACCACCTGCGCCACGATATTGGCTACCACGGTTGATGTTGTCACGCACTGAGCCTTGGGCTGGTAGACTGGGCACTGGGCTGGTCATGGGCCGGCGGTCTGTGTCCCGTGTTACTGAGGCAGCCAGGTTCCGGGGTGTGTCACAAGAGCCATCATTGCCTCGTGTGGGGCCACGACCGAAGTTGACTTCACGACCATCGTTTGAATGTCCTGACCATTTGTTACCAGCAAATCTCTTTAGGGCTGCGGCGGATTGATTCTGCATGCCATCAAAGTTCATGTTGGTATCTGATTGTGTTATTGGATTGTGTTTCATTGTGCTTTCCTCTATGTTATTTATGTGCTCTTGTGTATACCAGCGATTTGGGCTATGGCTTCTGCAAAAGCCCGCTGTTTCTGTGCCACCACATCATCTGTTTCCACTGTTGTGACTTCTGACTTGTCGGCCAGCATCTTGTTCATAAACGCCTTGTCGTAGTCACGCACACCGTTCCAGTCCGAGCGACCAATGGCCAGGGCATAGTTGTGTGCCAGCAGTTCACCATAGGTGCGACCAGTCTCCAGTTCAATGTTCAGCATCAAGTCTTCCAGTTTGACCTTGGTGCCTGAACCTCGAGGCCTACCGCTGCCAGGCCGTGCTCCACCGCGTGAGGGTGCTTTCTTTCTAGCGGGTTTTATTGAAATCTTTTCCGTTGTCATATGAATACTTATGCGGCCACAAAAAAGCCCACCGAATTGTGGGCTCAAACCTTCCCAGGTCGTTGCAAGGAGTCACTGGGGGTTTGTCATTCTATCTTGTCCTTTAACAGTTCAGATTCAATCACGGTGCGTAGCATCTCCAGGGCGGCGTCTGTGCCCCAGATGCGAACCATTCTGGCAACCACGCTACGCAGGCGGGCAACTTCTAGTAATCTTGAGTGTGTCATAGTGTTATTTAGACATTTGTTGTGGTGAAGTACATAGTATAACACAAGTGTATTTCAGCGTCAAATTCCGTTGAGCCTAAATAGTGTATATGAAGATACCAAAACTAAAGTACTATTACCTGGCCATGAGCGAGTCTGACTACCAGGAGTTTGAACGCACACGCACCATCGAGCCTCAACGAAAGACAACCTTGAATCCGGCCACAGGACGCTTGAGCACAGCCCTGTTGTATTTGTATTCGCGACCCGCCACAGCAGACACACGCTATCGCCAACTCAACAACTATGGTCACTGGCCTGTGTATGTGTTGCGCATACCTAGAGAACACATACGCAGAGAATCACTTGAGTCAGCACCGGATCCTGCTGGCATGTGGATCTATTCAGACGCCATTGTGTTGCCGCATTGTGGTGTGGAACGCTTTGAACTGGATCCTGATGCTGTGAATCCGCCTCCTGTGGTGGTGGCCTCAAGCAGTCGCAATATGATCACGCTGGACATCCGATGAGACAAACACGCACTACCTGGCGCAAACTCAAAACAGGTGAGTGGCATTGTAGTGCCAGTCTCACTGGCCCACTCTCTGCGCCGGTACAGCAGTTTGTGAATTCGTGGTCAACTCAATCTCCCAAGGTGTGTCCGAGCACAGGCGATTCCAACGATCCACCATGGCCTGAGTCATGTCCCGACCCTGCGCCAACTGCGAAATCATGTCTGTGATCAGTTCTTCGGGTGTGT